TGGTTGATTAATAAAATGAACAGCATGACTCTCTAAGTGTTTAATATAACTCATTTGAATTGGGTTATATACAAAATATTTCATCTTCCATACGCCCTCATTAAAATGATTGTTCCCCAAATACAGGGGGGAGTTTAAGCCACCCGCTGTATTGGGGATCAAATCATTCACAGGAAACGAAACACTAACAGGAAGATTGTCTATTTGACTAATTACATCTTTGATCCATTCGCTAAATCCCCAAAAATTATTTAGATTGCCCACATCAATCTTGAAGTAGTGCTTTTTAATATGCTCTCCTTCAATATCTTCTGGCTCATCGGAATCGTTTGGAAATTTATTCATAATAAAAGATGGCGAGGGAATCGAACCCCCTCACATAGCGTATGAATCTAAAGATACCAGAGGCTATGATCTTAGTCACCAGACTACCATACTTAAAGATCAACTATAGAAACCGTAACCGTCAGTATCCTGGTCCTCATCATCTTCATAGTAAGCAGCGTCTACATCTTCCTCATCATCATTCCAGTTCCAATCATAATCGTTGGAATAATCCTCATCCTCATCCGTATAATCATCCTCAGCAAAATTGGCAGAATAAAGAGGCTTTAGAAGTTCGCCTTGATATTCACCAACTACAAGATATTCGCATGTGCGAAGTTTCTCACAATTACAATCAGTTGGTACACTCACAACATCCTTGGGATTAATCTTAACTATAATAATCTTATCGCCAGCCTCAAGACTACCATAACTAGCAACATAATTTAATGCACCAGCGTGAAGTCCATCAGAACAACCACGACTACGATTATCATCAACCTTTGCTCTAGTCATCTTACAGACATTACCAACGCTATTGTCGAATACTCCACGATACTTATCTTTGTAGTCATTCCTAACTGCCTTATAAGCAAGGAAGTAACCGTCCTCAGTAATAGGCAGATGCTCATGCTCAAGGAAATCATAAAGTTCCTTTTGACTTTGCATACTAGGATTCTCCATGAGATTATGAAGAAAATTAACAAGAGGATAGAAAGGCAGACCCTTGCTCATAAACTCAAGAATACGCTTACTGATACTACCGTGAACTTCCTCGCCCTCATACAGTACCTTACCATTCTTGATCTCCACAAGACCATCACTAAAAGTAGAGACTGCCTTTTCAATATCAACAATCTCCAAGAGTTCATCAGATGTTGCTGTTGGCAACGCTTCCAGAATCATCTTGTAATTAATATGATCCGGTAAAACCTGATAGGTTCTATTATTAAGAACCAGTGTCAGATTACCATCAACCCACATAAACGGAACGCTCATTGTTTAATCTCCTGTGAAAAATTAAATTACTTAATCAAACTACTCAATTGCTTCTTGAATGACTCCACATCATTCAACTGATTATACCAATCGCCACTCTTGCCACCATAATAACCATGACGATCATCAATCTGCAAAAGAGGATTAGTGTCCTTCTTTAGTTCTCTCAGATTGCCTGTTACTTGGGTGCTACCAACAATATACTTCAACATCGGGTTGCTGTCAACTGCTTCTTTAAGAGTTTTTCTAAGATTCTCAATTGAAGGCAGACTAACGCTATCGCTACTTGATGTTTTAATATATTTTGTATATTTATTGTCAACACCATACAAATTGGTCAACATTTGAACCAGACCATTATACATCACATTAGTCTCTCTGACCAACTGACTATTAACACCATTGATGCCAAGATCATTTAGCAGTTTACTCATATGACCAAAGTAATCATTAGCCTTAAATCGCTCAATATCAAAAGTTGATCTATGCACAGTATCACTAAAGAACTCCATAATCATGCAGTGGTCAATAGCCTTAACCAGTGTAGTATTATTAATCTGACTACCATAATCAAGACCAAAGATATTTAGAATATGGAAAAGAATCTGACGATCCACAAAACCATGATTATAGTACCTATACTGATCACGCTTCTCGTCTTTAGAATATTCTTTACGACAATATTCAACAAGACCATTAAATTGTGATACAGTATCGAACTTCTTGGTCTTAATTTTCTTTAGACGATCAACCATGAAATCATTAAATGGCACAAGATTATAGCCTTCTTTGATCAATTTTTCCACAAAGTTATGCTTAATTGCATAGATATTTGTGTTACCAATAAGTTGCTTTGCATTATCGGTAGTAAAATTCTTAAAGATTTCACTTACTTCTGGAATGTCTTGATTCTGCACAGTCTTATATCTAAGAATTGGAACATAAACAATAGAATCTTCCTCAAGCATATCATCAAGACGAGATTCGCTCATCTCTCTCATGTGTGAGGCATCATTATAGCCAATAGTAAGAGCAGTAGTATCCTTATGATTTCCAATGATTAGGAAAGCATCCTGACTACTAACACTACCCTGACTACTTCTATTAGTATTCTTGCGTGGATTATTGTTCTTGATCAGATCCTTATAGTCAGAAACCATGAGGATATTTTCTGATCCAACATCATTAATCAGATCATCAAAACCCTCATCACTCTTTGTATAGTCCTTAGTATCAATCATCAGATAAGCAAAGCAATCGTTCTGGTTACAATAACGAGTAACAATCTTCTTTGCTGTTTCTTCTGTCTTAATATCACACTGGAAGAAAGCCATTTTACCACTCTTCTTCTGACTATTCCAATACTGATAGCCTTTACAAGTCAGAGTTTCGTGATGAATCTTATCTGTCTGATAAACTAAACGACGAGAACGATAGCCAGTGCTTCTGTAATTAAAAACGTACAGACTCTTTCCGGCCTTGATCTTATATTCCAAGTCCTCACCACTATTGATATTGTGGGTTTTATTATTAGAGTCTGTCCATGTTGCACCCACTCCCCAACCACCAGCAAGATCATCCATTGTATAATATGTAGCAATTGCTTCTACCTTGGTTTTAGCAGCAGCAATCTTCTTGCTGAACATTTCCTTCATTTCGAGGAAAATATCCTGGGTCTTATCACGCAGAGTTTTCACTACTGCTTTGGTATACTGCAATCCTTCACGACTAACATCCATCTCCAAATCACCAATACCAAAGTCAAGTTCAAGATAAAGACCCTGACCAATGATTTCTCCCACAAAAGCCTTCCATGAAGCAATATCTGCCTTATTGAAAGCACGATTCCACTTGGCAATATGATCTGGAGTTTCTTGCTTATCTTCACCAATAAGATGAGAGGTAACTACTGGATAAGCAATATTACCCATGATAGCAACAACACAACTATCAATACGATGATATTGGGTGGGAAACAGATTGTTATTAACTCTGCAAACTCTCCAGCCATCACCGTCAATCACAATATTACGATTGCTATATTCCTTAGAGAAATCTGTACCAATTCCACCAGAAATAATAGGCTTATTCTTAAAATAGTGGAAAATACGAATAGCCTTCTGACTAAACTCATGAAAATCGTGTTGCTTAACAGCAAAACTAATTTCCAGACCATTAGGCTCATCAGTATCAATAGTATGGAGCAAATTAAGAGTTGGCACACCACTATCATCCATAGCAGCAATATAAGTATACTGCTTACCATTGTAATAAGATGTTGTCGTAAAACTCTTGGTATAAGCAAACGGACTCTTAGACCCTAGACCAAGACAGCCCACAAAATCATTACTATCATTCTTGTTGCTTGCACCATAAGTGGTATAAAGATTCTCCATATCGGTCTGACTAAGACCAGTACCAAAATCTCTCACGCTAAAATTAGGATCACCAGCACTAGGCAACTTAACCCTAAAAGGATTAGGATTGCCAGATGCAATATGACTATCATTAGCGTTTGTTGACAGTTCACGAATGACTGCCATCACCTTATCGGAATACAGAGAATCCGAAAGGATTTTAAACATTTTGCTGGTCTGTGCAATATTAAACTGCGATGCACTTCTAACACCAGCACTGTGAACCTCAATCGTCCTATCTGCCAACTTCATTTCCTGTTCTCCAAAAGTGTTTCAATCGTTCCTGTGATAACCCAAGTATACCATCGGCAAACCGCCTTGTCAACCTTCACTTTATTTTTTGCTTGCAACCCGTAGGCTAATATAGCCACAATAAATTGGTAATAAACCTAGATACCATACTGGAGTTGCTATTAAACAAAAATTTATACCAATAATAATATTAATTATACTTAATATATATATAATAATAGATGGAAAACCAATTTTTGCCAAAAGATATGTAATCGGACCTATTAAGATTGTTATCAGAAAAATTATAGTGACTAATAGTGCTAAACTAGCCATTCAAATAATCTTCCCCATCATCATCTCCATCAATTTCATAACTATCATATGGAGTCCACTCTTGATTATCATCTAGTTCTTCTTCTTCTTCAGCCAGCATAATAGTAAAACTATTTAAAACTGCTAATATATCATTAATTTTCGATTCAACACTATCTATTTTAGCAGTTAGTGACTTGATAGATTTCTTAATATCTGTAATTTCTTTATTAAAATCTTTATCCAATCCCTGAATATCTTTATTACTTTCACTAATCTTTTTCATTATATTATCAAAATCTCTGGACATTAGAAACTCCTTTTATATTCTTTTATATCTCCGTTCTCCAATATTTTTTTATCTTCATAAGGAGATGCAACACGACGATAGAATTCTTGTTTAATATTCTCTAATACACCAGTAATCATAGCAATCTTAGGATAACTAGTATCGCCCATAACACCACAAATTATACGAGAAAAACAGTAGTTTATTCTGCCCAAGCAATCTTTTAAACTTTTATGTTCTGTAAAATCGTTACGAATAGCCAGAATTAAATTATCAATAGCATCATCTAATTCTTCTCGTTCTTTTTCGTTAATATATGGCATTTTAATACTCGCTACATCTACATTGGTATCTTAAACAATAAGAGCATTTTGGCCCAGGATCGGCAAAACCCCAAGCATTAGCACAACCATCAAAACTTTCTTTTCCTGTATCAATACAAACAACTTTATTACGACCTTTTCTTTGTATTACGCCAACATTACTCCAATGACAATCCCAAAATTTTAATTTGGTTTTTTCATGAATTTTAGTCACAAGATTTTGAATGTGTCTCATACTAACAACAGTATTAGGATTATAAACTGTTGCTAACTCTGTAATATATCCCCAATCGCTAGGGTCTGGTTGGTAAGAATCTTCTTCTGGCTGAAATTCTAGTTTACAAAGATTGCCGTAGACTTTTGGTGCAAGATCAAACTTGCTCAATTTTTTCTGAACAGCATGAGCATACTCTGCTTTTTTCTTGGTATGGAATTCTTTAAATCCCAAATCTTTGTGACCGTAAATAGGATAAATTTGACAATATCCACCTTCTTCAAACCATCCACTATAATCAATCTTAAAATCGGTGCAGATCATTTTCTTGTACCTTATTACCACTTAGATTTTCCACAATAAAAATAGCAGTTTTTAAATCATCGCCCTCAAAAATTTTAATTGGGCCTCTTTTAATATCAAATCTAAATGTAGCATAAACAGCATAGTATGGTTCACCCTCTGCTTCTTCATCCAGATTAAAATATTCTTCCAGAGATTTTACTTCTTCTGGTATAAGACCGCCTTCATAATCAGGTAAATCCCTAATAGTAGATATATGATAATGAAGAATGTGAGAACGTGGATTGCCCTCATTAGAACACCATCCTCTAAAAAATCTATTAGGATAAGTTGACATTATTTTTTCCTAAATTTAGCATAAAAATCCTTAAACTCTGCTCTATTAGAATAGAGTGGAACCACAATTTCGTCATGAATATAAGGGTTGTCAGTAGTTCTTAGATCATATAATTGACCATGACTATTAATCCTACCCCATGCTACTGCTTGTAGATTATTATAGTAATGTAATTCTTCTCTGATTTTTTTAAGTTCGTCCTTAGCATTTTGCACACTAAATAACTTAGGAACTAATCCTTGTTCAGAACATTTTAGAATATAATCAAGAGGGTTAGCATGATGATCCATTTTAATTCCTTTATTTAATAAAGTAGGAGTGGTGGGAGTCGAACCCACACTGTACGGATTTTAAGTCCGTTGTCTCTGCCATTGGACTACACTCCCAAAATAACACTGACCACAAGACCAAATTAGAGGTTGATTAATTGTGAGCCTCTCGTTTAGATCATTGTAGTCAGTGTCTAATGGTCTTTAAATCAACCGTTGGTATGAGCCTTTAGGCGACGTACAATGTCTGCCATAGCCTCATCACGATCAATATTCTTTGTTGGCTTTTGACGTTCCATTGTAGGCAATTCAACACCCTTCTTAGCCAGACTAGCCTTAGCACGGGCATAACGAGCCATCGTACTGGCAACCTTTTGACCAGTCTTACTAGCAATTTCAGCATAGGTCTTAGAAGAATAAACCGCCTCCAGAAAAGCCTCATCAGAACAACGAACACGCTTTTGCTTCTCAACCGTAGTAACTTCAGCCATAATCAACCTCCAAAAAAATCCAAACTTACTTCACGGTTTCAGTCACGCGACTGATCATACCCGTGTTGTATCCTCATTCTACCATAGGTTATCGGCTTGTCAACAGCCAAACCTTGAATTATTTTTCGTTGGGTAGTGCGATTGCTAAAAGTAAATAAATCCAGAATACCACACTAAAACTAGCCAGAGTACCAAATACTGCTAGTATTCTAATGATTCTAGAATCTATTCCTAGATATTCTCCTAGTCCTCCACAAACACCAAAAAACATTCTATCAGAATATGATCTTGTTAAACTATTCATACTAGATAAAATTCCTGATGATTATTTTCTTCTGTTGCTATTCCAAGATTAGATAGAATAACTTTAAGATTTTCATTCTGTTCATCTAACCTCTCAATAATTTCATTGGCCTGTTTTAATGCTAATGTTAGATGATGAACTTTATTAGCCAACTCATCTGCCACATAATTTTTCATTATCATTATAGCCTCCAGATATATTGAGAGACACTATTAATTACACTTTTTCTTTTTCTTCTTAAAGATTCTATCCCAATTTTTATCCCAAGTTTTTTGGTCAATATTTTTTGGTCTACGTTTAGACCCTTTTCCATTTTGACTCATTTAATCCTCCAGAACAAAACTCCAATAACGAGAATCATCTTTCTTTTGCAGAGCATCCCAATAAATAGATCGTGCAATATAAGATGGTACTTTATGCTTGCCACAATTTACCATCCAATGACGCTCCATCTTTTTATAGGTATCAGTGCCACTCTTACTTTTATTATATTTAAGATGTTCCATGTCGTAAAGGCGAAGTTGATGAACATCGCCACACAATACTCTAGCCTCATTAGGATGGATCATTTCCAGGGCAAAACTAATTTTAGCCAACCCAATACCACTAATCTTTCCAAGAATACTATCACGCTTTTTAACGTGACCTTTCTTAGTGGTAAAATAAAAGTCTTTAGGATTGGCCCAAAACTTTGTGGCAAAATCCCAAATATATTTTGTACGATTATTGTGTAGACCCACACCGCTTTTGTGGAGTTTTTCTCTCAGTATATTCTCGTCATCAACCCATTCGTCAAAATTCTTGATAGCGTTATATCCTGAACAATTACCTTTCCATGTCGTATGAACGCTGCAAAATGCAAAGAGATAACGTCGAAAAATATCATCAACATTTTGTGGACGAACACTTTCCCAATATTCTTTATATGCTACAACCTTATCTCTAGGAAAAGTAGCAAAGAAAGTATCGGCCTTAGTCTTATCAAGAGTTGTATTCTGAACCGGAATCACTGTGTTTTCAACAATCATTTTAGTCTCCAATGGGTATGCTGTGATTCTACACTACAGGTATCGTCTTGTCAAGTCCTGTTTCTTTAGACTGTTCTCGCAGCACCGTGTAGAAACTTAAATGTTGGGAATCGTAGACTAATTCCACCGTCTTGATTTTGTGTTTCTTCAAAATACTGTACGGTAATAATCTTCCCTAGAATCTTTTTGGGATGCTTATAAAAGTCTTGACGTTGATCAATGGTGAAACCACTACCAACCCTCACAATATTACCCTTATGCTTAATCATCACGCAACTAAGCATAGTTTCTTCATGTTCTCTACTATTTAGCACATAACGAAATGGCCCCATTTCAGTATCAATAACCTCATACTCATCATCAAAAAACTTTTTAACTTTGAGTAGGTCTTTGGATCGCTTGCCTTTATATGGTTCATCAGCACGAAGCATCACGCCTTCCCAGCCATAATCATTACCTCGTTTTGTCCACTCGGCAAAATGGTCATCATCTTTGATAAGTTCTTGACCAAGCACACTAAGACAAGCACAAGTATTGTCTCTCATTACTTCTCGTAGATTATTATAGCGAATAGAATATGGACGATTCTTCTCGCCCTTCTTGCTATAAAATTCATCGTGAGTAATCATATCAAAAATCTTAAAAGATGGATTAGGAATAGTATGATCTTTCTTCTTGAGTTGTTTCATAACTCCCTGAAAATCCTCATTACCATCATCATCTACCAGACAAAGTTCACCATCAAATACTACATTAGTAATGTTAAGAGCCTTAATGCCATCCCTAACGATGCCAAGAGTATCAAACTCCTTTCCTGTGCGGGAATAGAAGGTAGTATCACCATTAGAGTCAACAATCCCAATACATCTAGCACCGTCAATTTTTCGGCTAACATACCAACCATCCTTCCAATCTACAAGTTTAGGTTCATATTTATCTGCTAGAGCAACGCTAAACTCTGGAATATGGTCAGGAATAGCCTTGTTGATAATCTTGTCGCCAGCACGGGTTTTCAAATCCTTGTCGATAATACAATGAATCAGTTCCTCGTATTCAGAGTAGTGTTCGATAAAACTATTCACAGCAGAGATAGCATCGTGTCCAGTAATCTTTCGACTCTTTAGAGCATCCAACAAATCAAAGAAATTTTTATATTCGTTCTTTCTGGCTACAAGATGATTCTTCTTCTTCAAATTATCGCTGGTCACATTATATTGCCAC